TTTGCTGCGTTTCGTCGATGGTATATTCCCTGTTTCCTTTTACCGCTCTCATTGCTTACCTCCTTACGCTCCGGCCGCTTCCACGTTCATGGCGCAACCTTCTATTTTCTTTTCAAGCAAGAACAGATCGCCATAGTTACGGTTCTGATACAGGTAACCATCTGCCGTCCGGCTGTCAGTTCCTGGAGTAAACAGCTTAATGTAGCTATATTTGTCACGACATACCACGCAGGATGTATGGAGCAGGATCCAGTTAATCTGCTTCGCATCGGTCGCGGCCACGCAACCAGTAGTAAAATCGTACTTTGTCTTCATCCGCGCTGCCGGTACCATCTTGATGGTCACATCGTCCAGACTGTGAACCTTGCGGTTGATTGTAGACGGAGATGTTACTGTCATCACTCTCTGGAGACCTTCGGCTTCCTTTACAATCTTATTCATGGTCGGGGTCACATACAGGATTCTACCTTCTTCCGGAACACCAGCTTCATCCATGTAAGCCATTTCTGTGTCAAACGCCTCAAGGAAGTTAGCTGCTGTAATAACATCCGTGTTAATTCTACCTGAATAGGTAGTCATCTCAGCATGGAGTTTGGAGTAGCGGTAGGAATCCTTTTCTGGAATTGCCTGTGTCGTCTCAAACTCATTCTGAATATTTGCCACAGACAGGGTAAGGTTTGTCTCGTCAATATCCATCGGATCCACCCAGAACTCAATATCTCTATCATGCTCCAGCTTCTTCGGAATCCAACTGTTGCTCAGCGTTCCGGTGTTAAATCCCGGAGTCCTGGTATGGTCCTTGTAACCAGATACCGTCATGGTGGGAAGTTTAATCGTCTGGGCGTTAATAAACTTCACCTGCTGGTTGCTCTGTGCCAGCGCATCAGAGCACAGCTCCTTTGCGTACTTCTGCTGAAGCAACTGGGTGAACTGTGTTGCGTAATCATATACTGCCATGTATTAAATCCTCTCTTTCTTTAAAGTCCGAACGCCTTTTTCAGGGCGTCATCTGTTGTCTGCTGCTGTCCTGTCCCACCAGAT